CAAGTAAATTTAACTTCTTTTTTTGGTTTTGGATTTGTTCTTTTTTTTAATGATTTAAAGACTGTATCTTTATCAAGATCTATTTTACTTGTTTTATATTTAGGTTCCTTAAATAGAGGCATTTTACTCCTCCGCTGGTAATACTAGATTTACGTTGTATGCTTGGTTAAATTGATCTACGTCTTGTTGTGTTCTGATATTTGCAAAATCAGTCAAGGCTTTATTACTGTCAGATATAAGTTTAACAATATCGTTTCCTATTTCTTTTGGAAGCCTTGATCTTAATGTGTTATAATCTATCGCAGAAGCTCGAGATAATGTAGGTGTATCAACCATATCTCCTTCTTGGTATCCGATTCTACCTCCTTCAGCTTTTCCTAAAGATTCAGGTAATTTACCTGTTCTTAAATATTCATTATATTCAGCCACTGTTATATTACCTTCTTCTCTTTCTAAACGAACTTGTCTATCTAAGTCAGATTCATTTCCAAGAACTATTTCAGATCTTCTTTTTATTTTTTTATTTGAGCTAGCTAAATCTTTGCCTTCTTTTTCTAATTGTTTAATTGTTTTATTTATAGAATCTACTTTAACAGTATCTATCTCGCCTTTTTCTCCAGCCTCTATTGTTGTAAGTTCTTTTTGTTTTTGTTTTATTTCTTCATCAATAGAATTAATCTTTTCAAGATTATTTGAGATTGCTGTTTGAAAACCTTCATAAGCTCCTAATTTTTTTTCAAACTCATAGCTCTTTCCTTTTTCTCCTTTTAATCTTGCTATTTCTTCATCAGACTCTTGTTCAATGGCATCACCAATAATAGCCTGTGTTAATGCTCTATCTTCAGCCTGTTCACCTCTTCTTGCTGCAACAAATTGTTGATAAGGCGTTTGTGCTGCTTTTGCAGCTGTTTGAAATATATTTTGTCCACCAGGCTGTGCTAATAAATTTAAACCAAAACCGGTTAGTAAATTAGATACAGATCCTGGCATGCCTCTACGATCTCTTTCTGGTAATATATCATCGTAGATACCTCTTATTGTGTCTACTCTTTGTCTAACATCACCACCTCTATTATATGTAGCTCTAGACGCATCTAAACTAGGTGTATCTAATCCTGACATGATACCGTCAGTGGATCCACCCATCTTAAACATAGGTCTTTTTAATATTCTGTTTTTCATTATCTTCTTAAGCTCCCGTATATTCCAGCCAATGTAGCACCAATACCAAGAGAAGTTTGTAAAGGTGTTGGGTTAGGCACAGTTGTAAATTGTCTTTGTCCTGGGTATCCACTTATAAGTTGTGCAACACCAGATCCAAAAGTTCCAAGTCTTTCGTAAGGTTCAAACGCTTGTAATCTATTTGCTTCTCTTGTTGCATCTAGTTGCGCTTGTGATTGTGCTTGTTGGATAGCGCCCACTGATCCTAACGTGCTAATATCGCCTCTTTGTAGACTAGGAACTAGCTGTGCTAATCCTGATTGAAATTGTGCTTGTCCTAATTGTTGTCCAGCTAATCCTGCTCTTTGTCCTGCAAGCGAAGCTCTGTTACTTAAATCTTGTTGTCTTGCAGATTGTGCTTGACCGAAACCTTGTTGTAATAATCCTGCTTGTAGTAATGCTCTTTCTCTATCTTGACCTGTACCATATTCTGCAAGCTGCACGCCTGCTCTGCCAGCACCAAGAACACCTAGTTGTGCTTGTTGATCTCTGATTGCTTGTTCTTGTATTGCTCTGTTTCTATCGAACTCTTGTAATGTAGCATCAATAACTTGTGTTTGATATGGAGACATATAAGAAGATACAGAACCTGTGCCTGTTCCAGCGCCAGTTCCTAATAAAGACTCTGCTCCTGCAATACCTGTTGCTGCAGTTCCTAATTGTGTTGATGCATCAGCTGCTTGTGTTTGTGCTGCAGTAACAAAAGGTTGAAATGATCCAATACCAGAAGATGCAAGTGTTGCAGCTTGTGCTTGTAAAGGATCTTGTTGTGCAACCGTAGGTGCAAATTTAGATGTATCTATAGCTTGTGAAGTTAACGCTGTTAACTGCGTTCCGTAATCTGTTGCTAGATCTTCTATAAATTGTGGTGGTAATACTCGCGTTTCTTGTACAGCCATTATGCTACTCTATCCTCTAGTTGTTTCATTGTTTTATACATTAGATCTGCTCCCTTATCAACACTTCCTCCACCTGCTGCTCTAACTGCATCAGCTGTGAATACAAACTCATTCTTAGATAATCTAGCAGGCACATCGTCTGCTTTTTCAGCTTTTCCTAAAGGAACAAAGCCTCCGCCTCTAAGGTCCATCTCCATGCCTCCTAGGCTCATTAAACCACCTTCTGCAGCGAATTTAGGTCCATAAGGTTTATCTTTGTATTTATAAGTTTTCTTTTTAGCTTTTCCACCTTCTTTTAAAGCAGAGTCAGCTCTTGTTAAAAATGGGTATTTGGAAGCTAAAGCATCTAAAGCATCTTGACCTTGTGCTGTAGCATCTTGAACTTCTTTTCTAATAGCTTGTAAATCCATACCTGTTCTATCTGCTATTTTCTGCGCTGTGCTTTCAACTTCTTCCTCTGTTCCAGCACCTGTCAATAAGGGTAAAGCTGAGGCCGCTGCTATTCCAGCAGTCACTGGATTTTCTTTTAAATAATCTAAACCCTTTCCAAATAAACTTCTTTTACCTTTATAATCATTTAAATTTGTTCTACCACTAAAAAAACCTGCAATGTTTCCACCTGTTGTTTGTAAATTTGACAAAACATTACCAGGTGAAAATAATCCAAACCCTGATCCTGCTCTTGCAGTTCCGGCACCAAAAGCTCCAAGTCCAGCTCCTGCACCATAAATTAATGCAGCTTTTCCTAAAGGACTTTTTGCTACTTTTTTAACAGCTTTTGTTATACCTTTAACAGCTTTCTTTGCTCCTCTAAAAACTTTTTTAATAAAAAATGAGGGTATGCCTGTTGGATTTACAGGTCTTCCAGCACCACCTAATGATTTTAATAATGCTGCTTCATCGTTATTAATATAAGCTAATGATTCACCTGGAGGTGCCATCTTCTCTGCATCATCTACAGAAACTTCTCCACCTTCAGCTGCTGCAAATCTAGGATCTAAAAAGAATCTTACATCAAATGATTTTTGTAAATCACTTCTTGGTGTTTCGATGTCCGTGGGCAATGATGCAACTTGCGGTAATCTTGGAATGATTGGACTATCTCCACCACCTCCACCTGGAGGTCCACTTGGTCCAGTTTTCATACCTGTTGTTTGTTTAAATTGTGTTGTTAAACTTTGTGGTGTTTTACCAAAATATTGTGAACCACTTTGAATAGCGTTCATTAACTCTTTTTGTTTGTCTTGTTCTCGTGATAACATTTGGTTTACCGTAAAACCTGCTACTGGTCCTCCAATAATACTTGCTGTTCCTCTAGCAACGTTTCTTCCAAAATCGGTTACCTGTCTGCCATATGGATTTGGTGTAATATAACCCAACTCATCATAAGTTGATCTATCATCCTTTCCTCCACCTGGAGGTCCTTTTGGTCCTGGTCCTCCACCTCCATTTCCATCTCCACTACCACTACCAGCATCAAAAGAAGCAGACTCATCTTTATAATCGTCATCACCAAATCCTGCATCAGAACCATAAAAACTAGGAATACCTAGAGGTGTCATAATACCAGATCCACCAGCTTGTTTTAACATCTTTGCTTCCTTTGAATTTATGTATGCAAGAAACTCACCTTCTGGTGCCATCATTTTGGCATCATCTAATGATACTCCACCTTCTGCTAATAATTGTCTTGCTATTTGTGATCTAGTTATTGCCATTTTTTCACACTACTTGGTTTTAGGGAACAAATCAAGCGAAGGCATAATTACTTTTACATCTCTTCTAATCTCTGCTTCTGGTATGCCTTTTGTCTTCCATTCGTCCTCTGATTTATATACCTCACCTGTCTTAAGATTAGATATAGTTGTTATTATCTTTTCTGGCTTTATTGTTTGCATTACGTCGTTACCTCTCTTGGTTCTATTTCTAGGATTGATGCTATTACGTGCAATTCATTTGCATCGCTAGCTTGTACTTTCAAAGCCTCACTAGCCTCCATAACAAGAGGTTGTGTTAACAGCTCTGTTGTAGCATTTGAAGCTATGGCTTTTGTTTTAAACAGGCTAAATATATTTGATGACGCGTCTACCAAAGTCACTGTTATATTAGCTCCTGATCCTGCATCTTCAGATACTAAAATCGATTTAATCACAGATGTTTTAAACGACGGCACCGTATACAGTGTTGTAAGGTTTGTCGTTGTAAGATCTACTTTTTTATTTATAAAACTATTTGCCATTAATTTATAAAGAAGTTTTCTGCTTCCATCTCATCTTTTAATTCTTGTTGATACGTTGTATTTAATTTTTGTATAATACCATCAAGATCTCTAACTTGTGCATCAGCAACATCTTGTCGATATTCTGAACTAGGTCTTGTTAATACTTGTACTATCTTTGCCATTATCTTCTACCGTCTGGTTGTATATCTAATCTAAAAGTTCCTAATTTCCAATCTTGAGCTGTGCTTGTATTCTCTACTTTTAAAGCTACGGCTCTTGCTCTAGCTCTCGTGTCAACTTTAGTTGTTGATGAACTTACTGTAAAAGGCCCTAGTGCAGAGCTTGCAGCTGTATCATTAGAATAATTTTTTAAATTTAATGTAACTTGTGTGCTACCTGTTTGAGCCACAAAGTCTGGTATAAATCTTCTTACTTTCATTAAAAATTCACCATCACCTCGAAGCGAAGCTACACCTTGTTGTTGCTGAGTTATATCAAAATCTCCTGATAAAATATTTGCTGTAATCGCTGTTACAGTTCCTCCTTTAACCTGATCCGTTCCTGTTTCGTGTTGATAGTATGTTGATATACCATCTGTATTACCTTGCACATATGTAGATGAAGTAGCTCCTTCTACACCATCAGAATCATATTCTAATGCATGAGGATTACCAAATACAGCAGAATCTGCCCAAGCTGTTCTAGCTAATGTACCTACTGTCCATATAGGTCTTTGTGGTCCAGAGTCTTGGTAATTGTAACAAACCATTTTATTAACAACAGAAGAGTTAGCTGTTGGATAGAACCACATAATCTCACCAAACAAGTTATTCAGCCCTGCGTTAATCATCTGATTACCAGAATCTAAATTAATATCGTCATAAACAAAATCTTCTACTAAACATGGTAGAGACTCAAGAGCACCAGCATATTTAAAGAAACCATTTTCAGATAGCCAGTAAGCTGCACCATCTACTTCAACCACTGCATTCTTTCCAGCTAGTCCACAGTTTGTTCCAACTTGAACAAAAGCAAATGTAAAAGGTTGACCAACAAATCTTTGTAAAAACAAAGCTGTGTCTGTGTAAACATAGATCGCATCTCTACCTCTAATGGCTCCCATGATCCGTGATCCGTCGGCAAGTCTTTGTGTACCTGCTGTATTGGTTGCTGTAGGTGTATACGTGTTAATATCTTCTTGGTCCGAGAATCTAATAAACATATCGTCCTGTGTAGATTTTGTACCAATTGTAGTTTCTGTACCAAAGAATACTAAGTGTCTGTCCGGTGTAGATACGAGCATATGTCTTGATGCTGTTGGTGCACCTGAAATAATAGTTGCTCTAGAATTAGTTGCATCGGTTGCTGCAGAGTTCCATTCAAATACTTCACCATCTACAATCAAACAAATAGCTTTGTCACCAAAGTTATCAATAGACCACATACCAGGATCAACAATTAAGTCACCTGAAGCTGCTTCACCCCATGCTACATATTCAGATGTATTTGTAACTGTGGCTCCTGAAGAGTGTGATGCTGCTGTGGTATTTCTTACACCTCTTGTTACACCTGTTAAAGTATTGGTGGATATACCTGTGTATGATATTTCTTCTGTTCCTATTAATATAAAGTTTGTTCCAGAGCTTGGTAATTGTGATGCATCGTTTAAAGTAATACTTGTTGTTGAGCTATTTATGTCTGCAGATAAAACTGTTGTGTAAGCTCCTACTGCTTCTCCTCCCCAAGATCCTAGTGACCAACCAAAACCTTGTGACTGAACATCAGGTCCAACGCGATAATAATGTTGAACTCTAATACCACCAGACTGTGTTGCTCCAGACCCTGATTCTGCTGATGGCATTGTTATCGTAATGGTGCTTGATGATGGCACTGTTGTAGCCATAAATCTTATGTCATCAAAATCAGATGCACCAAAATTAGAATTAGTAATAGATGAAAAATTGTCTAATAAAACAATGTCTCCAGCTTGTATACCATGATCACCAGAAAAGTTTATAGTAACTGTTGCTGATCCGTTAGTTGTACTAAATGCATTTGATAATGTGTTTGTAGATTTGATAGGGTGTATGTCATAAAATACACCACCCGAGTAAGCATATAAAATTCTGTTTGTTCCTATGATAGAATACTTTCTACTTAAACTATTAGTAAATTGATGTAGAGCTCTCGCTGCGCCTGTCATATTATCGGCGCCTAGCTGTGTCCAACCCCCTATTTTTTCAGGTGTAGAATACCTAAACCTTACATTATCACAATCAATCCACTGGCCTTCAGCAGCCGTAGCAGTGATTTGTTTATTGATTCCAGGTGCAAACCCTATCTTCTGTAACATAGATCTCCAGATTATATTAGATTGCGTTGATGTTCAACGTTATTTGACTATTCCTAGCATAGGTCTTTTATCATATAAATTAGACTTTGCAAACTGTCCATCTGCATGATTATAATGTAGAAATACTTGACCACATAATTTACCCTCAAAAGGCTCTCTCCAATGCTCTAACTCACAACCAGAGTAAATAAGCATATCTCCTGGTTTTAGATCCACTTTTATACCTTTGGGTGCTCCAGGCTTATGTATGCCTTTATACTCGTCTATGACGTTGTCAGACCCTGTAGGATCGATAAATATAGGCCATTGATCTCCACCTAGATTAAGAGTGGTAGATATTTCACAACTTGGTCTATCTTTGTGTCTTTTAAGAATATTACCGTTTCTATATAGCCTTGTATAAGAATACGTAGGCACTAATTTAAGACCTGTTTTCTTTTGCATTACAGCTATAGTTTTAACTAGCAGTGTTTCCATAAGTCTATCACCATATTTAGCGTAAGAGTTTGGAACCTGTGCATCATTAAAATTACCAATAAGTTTATTGCCAGGATGTGTTACACCATTCTGTAACATCCAGCGATCTGCTTCAGC